CGTCCTGCTGCAGACCTTCGCGCGGCGCATCCGCGTCACGCGGCCGATGCTGGTGAACGACGATCTGGGCGCCTTCACCGACTTCGCCGCGGCGATCGGCCGCCGCGTCGCCGAGTTCGAGAACGCCACCGCCTACAACCTGTTGAATAGCGCCAATGGCGATGGTCCGACGCTGACCACCGGCAGCGCGCCCGTGTTCGCCACCGGTGCGGCGCGGGCGAACAAGGCTGGCACCGGCACGGTGCTCGACACCTCGACCATCGGTGCCGGCCGCACCGCCATCATGAAGCAGCGCACGCTGGACGGGCTGCCCATCTCGATGGGCCAGACCATGCGGCTGCTGGTCGGTCCGAACCTCGAACTCGCCGCGCGCCAGGCGACCGTGGTCGTGCAGGCAGCCGAGATCGGCAAGGCGAACGTCTTTGCCGGCTTCGTGCAGCCAATCATCGAGCCGCTGATTGCGGCGAACCGCTGGTACCTGTTCTCCGACCCAGTCACCGCACCCGTCTATGTCTACGGCTACCTCAACGGCGCCGAGGGGCCGCAGGTCACGACCGGGCCCGTCCAGGGCGCGGACGGCGTCGAGGTCTCGGTGATCTTCGACTTCGGCGTCGGCGCCATCGACTGGCGCGGCGCCTGGTTCAACCCGGGCACCTGATCCGTCTCACCACCGAAGCAGCTTCGTCGAGGGCGCCCTGTCGGGCGCCTTCGGCGTTTCAGGAGACCCTCCCATGCGCAACTGCATCCGTCCCGACGCGCGCTCCATCCCGATAGTGGCGCCCTACGCCGGGGGCATCCTCTCCGGCCAGGGCATGCTGGTCGGCGCCTTCTTCGGGGTGGCGGCGTCCGACGCCGCGCAGAACGCCAGCGTCGAGTGCGAGACCCGTGGTGAGTTCGAGCTCACCAAGGAGCCCGCGCTCGCCATCAGCCAGGGGGCGCGGGTGTTCTGGGACAACACCAACCGCCGCATCACCACCTCTGCCACGGGCAACTACCAGGTCGGGCTCTGCACCGTGGCCGCACTCGCGGCCGATGCCTCGGTGCGGGTGATGCTGATCCGTGTTCCTGCGAGCGGCGCATGAGCCGCATCGATCCCAAGGCCACGCGGGGCTATCGCAACCGCAATCCCGGCAACATCGAGTATGTCCCGGCCAACAAATGGCAAGGGCTCGCCGATCCGCTCTCGGACGGGCGCTTCTGCCGGTTCGTGAGCCACGAGCATGGCATCCGCGCCCTGGCCGCCCTGCTCACCACATACCAGGATCGTCACGGCCTGCGGACGGTGCGCGGCATCATCGACCGCTGGGCGCCGCCTGGCGAGAACGACACCGGCGCCTATGTCGCCGTTGTGGCACGGCGCATGGGTGTGGCCGCCGACGATCCGGTCGACCTGCACCGGCATGAGCAGCTCCGCCCTATGGTCGAGGCCATCATCGCCCATGAATGCGCCGGGCTGGCCTATCCGCCCGCCGTCATCGATCGCGCCATGACCATGGCCGGCGTGCCGCCGCCTGCACCGGCGACGCTGCGGCAGGTCGCCACCACCACCGGCACAGGCCGCGGCGCGGTGGCAGTCGGCGCGGCCGGCGTGGCGACCGTTGCGGCTCAGGCGGCACCGGCGATCCAGGCGCTCGGCGGCTTAGCGCCGATGGTCGCCATCGCGGTGATCCTCGCCGCCATCTTCGGCGTCCTGCTGTGGCGCCTGCGGCGGCCGGCATGACGGCGCTGCTCGCTGCCCTCTGCTCCCGCATCGGTGGCTGGGTCGCGGCTGTCCTGGCGGGCGCCATCGCGGTGATGGCACTGCTGGCCATGGGCCGGCGGCAGGGCCGCGCGGATGTCGAACGCGAGACGGCGCAGGACAGCCTCGAGGCCAGGGAGAGAGCCGATGCGGCATCTGCCGAGTATCGCGCTGATGGCGCTGCTGGGCGCCTGCGCTCCGGCCGGTTCTGAACCGGCCTGCCTGGCGCTGGTGCCGTATTCCCGTGTCGTGCAGGTGCAGGCAGCGGAGGAGCTGGTGGCGCTGCCCGCCAACTCCGTGCTGGCGCGCATGATCGACGACTATGGCGACCTGCGCGCCCGCATCCGTGGAGCCTGCGGGCGATGAGCGCCTTCGCCGCAGCGATGGCGGCCCTGGTCGCCGATCCGAATCTGGGCGCCGAGGCGGTCTATCGGCGGGGCGGCACCGGCCCTGCTGTTGCGGTCCGCGTCGTGCGGTCCTCGCCAGACCGCGTGGCTGATGGCTTCGGCACCGAGATCCTCTCGGCCAGCGACATCCTCGCCGTCGCCATCGCGACGCTGCCCGATCTCGCCGCCGGCGACAGCTTCGCCCTCGGCCCCGACCTGCTCACCGTCACCCATGCCGAGCGCGACGCCTCCGGCACCGCCTGGCGCGTGCTTTGCCAGCGATAGGAGCCCCACCCCATGCCGCAGAACGCTCTCACCCTGCTGGAGATCCTGCGCGACCTGCTGCTGGGCGCCGCGGCTGGTCTCGCCGGCGGCTTCGTGCGGTGGAACAACCCCGAGCGTCGGCGCTTCGGCTGGTGCCTCGCTTGGGAGGTGCCGTCCGCCGCCCTGGTCGGCAGTGCCGGCTATGCCCTCGGCGGCTTTCTCGAGTTCAACGAGTACGGCCGGTTCCTATTCGCCTTCGTGTTCGGCTACCTCGGCCAGGCGGCGCTGCATGATCTCGCGGTCGCCATCATCCGCCATCGCACCGGCCTGCCGCCCGGCGGCGGCACGCCGTGAGGCTCGCCGCCCGTATCGTCGGCGACCTGCGCCAGGTGCTCGCCGCCGAGGTGCGCGCCGGCGAGCGCGCGGCCATGACGGCGATCCGCGCCGAGACCGATCAGGTTAAGTCCGAGTTGCGGCGGCAGGTCACCAGCAGCTTCGGCGGCAATGCACGGGGGATCGCCAATGCCTGGCGGTCGCAGGTGTTTCCCCGCGCGGGGCAGTCGCTGCGTCCCGCCGGCTTGGTCTGGACCAAGGTGCCGAACGTGATCGACGCCTTCGAGCGCGGTGCGCTGATCCGCGCCAAGGGCGGCCGAAAGTTCCTCGCGATCCCAACCGGCTTCAATGCGGCGCGGGGCCGCCGCGGCCGCGGTGAGAAGGGGATGCGGGTCACGCCGGCGCAGATGGTCGCCTCCGGGCAGGGCTTCCTGCGGCCGTTCCAGTCGGGGCGCGGCTTCGTCTGGTGCCTGCCGCTCCGCCAGGGCGAGCCGGCCGGTCGACGTCGCCGCACCCGGCTGGTCGCCGGCGGCCTCGCTGAGGTCGGCACCGGCAACCGCAAGGGCCGCGAAGCCTGGGCGCGCGGCATGCTCGCCCGCGGCATGGTGCCGATGTTCCTGCTCCTGCCGCAGGTGAAGCTCGCCAAGCGGCTGGACGTGAAGGGCGCCGCCGAACGCGGCCTGCGTCGTCTGCCCGGGCGGTTTGTCGCGGCGTGGGAGCGCGAGAGTGGGAGGGCGGCGCCATGAGCATGCGCGAGGCCGCGATCGCGGCGCTGCACAGCCGGCTCGCCACAGCCTTGGCCGGCAGAAGTCCGGCGCCGCTGGTGCTGCGCGGCGAGACCGTGCCGCAGCGCCTGCCACCGGGCGGGCTGGTCGTCATCCGCGATGGCGAGACCGTGGAGGAGACGGCGATCCTCTCGCCGCTAGCTTGGGCGATCGAGCATCGCGCCGAGGTCGAGGTGACCGTCGGCGGCGTGACGCCGGCGGCGCGCACCGCGCTGCTTGACGCGTTGTTGGTGGACATCGCCTCAGCGACCACCGCTGACCGCACCCTCGGCGGTGCGGTGGAATGGGCGCAGCCCGGTGCGCCCGACTTCGAGGATGTCGAGTTCGAGGGCGCCGCGGCCGCCCGTGCCGCCTCCGTCCCCGTCGCCCTGTTCTTCACCGTCGCCGGCTCGCCGCTGGCCTGACGCTTCTCCCTCCCGCTGATCCCGGAGATCTCCGATGCCCCGTGCCATCGGCGCCAATTGCCGTCTGCTCATGATCCCGGAGGCCACCTACGGCACCGCGCCCGCGGGCGACTGGCTGCGCATGCCGTTCCTCTCCTGCGACCTCGGCGCCGAGCAGCCGCTGCTCGATGCCGACGTCATTGGCGTCGGCAGCAGCCGCGATCCGGCGGCACCCTTCCTCGACACCGTCACCGTGCAGGGCCAGGCGGTGGTGCCGGTGGACCTGGTCAACATCGGCCACTGGCTGCGCCTGCTGCTCGGCGCGCCGAGCACCACCGGCACCAGCCCCAACTTCATCCACAGCTTCGCCTCGGGCGCCGCCGCGCTGCCATCGAACAGCATCGAGATCGGCTACCCGGACGTGCCGAGCTACGATCTTTGCACCGGCGTGCGCGCCGATACGTTGGAGATCGACTTCTCGCCGACCGGTCCCGCCACCGCGACCTTCGGGCTGATGGGGCAGGGTTCCACACGTGGCGCGAGCAGCAGTGGTGGCACGCCGACCAGCGCCACCTACACCGCCTTCAACAAGGCGCAGGGCGCGATCAGCCGCAACGGTGCCGCGCTCGCGCAGGTGACGGGGGCGCGACTCACCTACGCCAACGGCATGGAGATGGTCCGCACCATCCGCGCCGACCGGAAGGTGGAGGGCGTGGATCCCGGCGTCGCCCGCGCCACCGGCCAGATTACCGCGCGCTTCGCGGACACCACGCTGCTGACGCAGGCGCAGAACAACGCCGCCGCGGAGTTCGCCTTCAGCTACACGATCGACGCGAACCGCAGCCTGACCTTCACGCTGCACGAGGTCTACCTGGCGCTGGCCAAGACGCCGGTCGAAGGCCCGGGTGGCGTCGAGGCGAGCTTCGAGTTCCGCGCGGCCTTCAACGCCACCGCCACCCGCATGATGACCGCGGTGCTGAAGAACCAGCTGGCGGGGACGGAATATACGTAAGCCGCGGTCCCGTCTGCGAAGGCTGGATTGCGTCGGTTCCCGAGCTCACGCCGGAGATGGACTTGCGCTCCCGAGGACGCCGCGGTCGATGCCCGGGCCACCGTGCAGAACCTCGCTGGCTATTCTGTCGAGGTCATTCCAGTATGTGTGACAATGCCCTCTCGCCCCGACAACGTGTCGCTCCTTGTCGAGCACATTATCAGCAAGATGCACGGGGCCCTTTTTCACGTGACCGATGAGAGGAACTTGGCATCAATTGCGAAGCACGGCTTGCTCTCAAAACAGGAGGCGGAGACCAGAGGGGTGACGCCAGTGTACCCCGGAGGCGACGGGCTCACCTGGTCACTCGATCGCCAGCACGGGCTATGGAACGACGTGTTCCTTGCCTTCCACACGTCCGTGGTGATGCCGAAGCAACCGGACGAGCGCTGGCGACGACCGCGCGTGCTCAGTGTCGATCCGCAGGTTCTGCACCTTCGCGGCGCCAAGGTCGCCCTCGGTCGCGCGAACCACTATCGCACCAAGACCTACTCTGTCGCGCGAGCGGTCGATCGCATGGATCACGAGGCGTTCCTGGGAGAGTTGGACCGGGATGACATCTTCGTTCGGCACCGGATACATCGCGCCTCCAACTATGAAGTCCTGGTTCCGACCGTGGTACCGGCAGCCTACATCCTGGATTTCCAATAACCCAAACCGCTGTCTCTGGATGCGTACGCCATCCGGAACAAAACGCCCGCCGAGTTCGCCTTCAGCTGCACGATCAATGCGAACCGCAGCCTCACCTCCACGCTGTACGAGGTCTACCTGACGCATCGCCAAGACGCCGGTCGAAGGACCCGATGGCGTTGAGGCGAGCTTCAAGCGCCGCGCCGCCTACAACGCCACGGCGACGTGAATGATCACCGCGGTGCTGAGAAACCAGCAGGCGGGGACGGAGTACGCCTGACGTCGACCCGCGCCGCAAGGGCGGCTCTGGTGAGGAAGCTGAGGTAGCTGGCTCTGCGAGAGGGCACCCGACTTACAATGCAAAGCTGCCACCGATTGTGTCGGCAGCAGGTCTGTGAGAGGTGGTCAGGCCAAGCGGATATCCTTGGCCCATCGCTCTCCGTAGGGAGCGGGGAGGATTGCCGGATGTGGTACTAGCGAGCATCGAACCCCGCTGCCCGCTCGCTCAATCGCGCTGGCACCTATGCCAACCCAAAACAGTGCGAGGTTGCGGTCCGCCGTGCAGAGCTGCGGCTCGATCTCCGGCTGAAAGGCGAAGCAGTGGAGGAGCAACTCGAGTGCCTGCAGATCACTCAGCGCATTGTAGGCATCGCCGTCGTCGTACCTGGCGTGCAATTTGAGCAGCTTCTTCGCTGCGCACTCGCCGACAGGGTGAACGAGGGCGCTGAGCAGCGCCAGCACCAGCAGTGAGGTGCGCGGCACCTGGTGAGTGTCTGCCTCGTTCAGGACCGTCCACCAACGGGCGTCGATCTCTTGTCGCGGCGCAGGTGAGCATAGTCGTGGCGCTAATCGCCGCAGCAAAGCCTGCTTGCGTACGAATCCGGGCTGCATGTCATCGATGAGACCAAGGAGACCCCTATTCGTGCTCGGCCCGACCATTAGCGTGGCTTGAGGCAGCGCCCGGCCAAGCTTCGTCACCGCCTCATTGAGCTGGGTCCGCGCTACCTCTGCGGTCGGGATTTCGCGCCTATTACCTTCGAGCGCCGCGACGAGCGGGCTGATGCGCACATTTTGATTCTCGAATAGGTCTAGGAAATCCGGCTCGCGCCTCACTGGTCTGCCGGCTTCGAACCGACCGACGATGTCTGAGATGATGTTCCGATCGGGCAGGATAACAGCATTGGCACGCGTCGCCGCGAGCGCCGAAGGCAGCCAACCACCACGCACGAGACCTATTGCCCGCGCAGTGAACGGACTCTCGAGAGTGGTGCTGATGCGCACATACTTCGTGACGTCGACATCCTTGATGTCGGTCTCAACGATGCGGCCATTGTAGATCTCGAGCGGAATCGTCATCGCTTGGTGCAGCTTGGCCGAGGCAAGCTCCTCGTAGCCGAGCGGCTTGATATCGAACTCGGTGAAGGCAATCGTTCGGGGAGCACCGCCCTCCGGATGCTCGAGCTCCTTGATTTTGAGGATGCTCCCCCCCGGGCGGGGCGGCTCGAGCTCGGGAGGAGGCGATTTTTCCATGCCTTTACCTATAGATGAGGCAAGTCTCCGGTCGAAGGGCTCAGCTTCGGGCATCGACGATCGCGTTGAGCGTCACGGGCTCCCAGTTCGGAGCCGGCACTGGTACGGCCGGAAAGCTCCGCATTCGGTCGTTGGACCCGGTTGCTGCACCCCCCCGAAATGCTCGTCCCACCGCTGAGTGGGTTGTCGATAACGCTTCAATCTCGGAGTGACGCATGCTCACCCTCGACCTCCTCGCCGAGCCGTACTGGCTCGACCTGCCGCGCGGCGTCCGCGTGGAGATCCGCCCTGTGACCACCGCGGTGATGGCCGCCGCCCAGGCCGCTGCCGCGCGTCGGTTGGCCGCGATCCGCATCGCCGATCCGGACCTCGACCCCGACATGTCGCGCGGCCTGTCCTTCGCGTTCCTGGTCAAGGCGCTGGCCCGGCACGCCGTCACCGCCTGGGACGGCGTCGGCGACGCTGCCGGCCAGAAGCTGCCGCTGTCGCCCGAGGCGGTCGAGCGGCTGATGGACCTCGACGACATCGCCGCCGCCTTCTGGGACCGCGCCACGGCCTCAGTCGCCGCGGTGACAGCCGAGGGAAACGGCTGAGGGCTCGCGCCGCCTGGCACTTCGGCCGCGGGCCCGAGTACTGCCGCGGCTGCGCCGCCCTCGGCCGCGACTGCGCCGACGCCTGCCCCTACGCCTCGCACGCTCCTGCCAGCCTTGAAGGCCATGCCTGCTGGGCCGCCGGCACGGCCTGCGCCGAGGTCACGATGGCCGGCCTGACCCTCGACACCGCCGGCGCGCTGGCTGCGGCGCGCGAACTCGGCGCCACCGGCTGGCTCGCCGCCGAACTGCTGCTCGCGATCCGCATCGGCATGGCCGAGGGCACCGCTGCCCGCCGCGAGGGGGAGACGACCTGATATGGCCGACGCCACCCGCCGCGTCTCGGTCCGCCTCTCGCTGGACGATGCCGCCCGGGTCAAGGCCGGGCTGCGCGAGGTCGGCGAGACCGGCCAGCGCTCCCTCGACCAGATCAAGGGCGGCGCCGAGCGCGCCTCCCGCTCGCTCGACCTGCTCGACGTCGCCACGCGCAGTATCCAGATCGCCGGGGCTGCGGTCGCCGCCCGCGCCCTGGTGCAAGCCGGCGACGCGCTGACGCAGAGCCTCTCCCGCCTGCAGAACGCGACCGGCTCGATCGAGCGCGCGGGCCAGGTCTATGAGGCGCTGTACCGCAATGCGCTGGTCACGGGCGTTGCGGTTTCCGAGAGCGTCGACGCCTTCCAGCGCTTCTCGATCGCCGCGCGCGAGATCGGCGCCACCTCCGACCAGGTGGTCCGCCTGGTCGGCGGCCTGCAGCGCGTCGCCATTGTCTCCGGCGCCTCCACCCAGGAGATCTCCTCGGCCACGCTGCAGCTCGCCCAGGCGCTCGCGTCGGGCGTGCTGCAGGGCGATGAGCTGCGCTCCATCCTCGAGGCGATGCCGTTGCTGGCCGAGGGGCTGGCCAAGGAACTCGGCGTCTCGATCGGCGAGCTGCGCAAGCTCGGCTCCGAGGGCAAGCTCACCGCCGAGCGGGTCTTTCCCGCCCTGCTGCGCGCCACCGAGCGGCTCGGCGCCGAGCTCGATCGCGCCCCGCTCTCCCTCGGCCGCGCCTTCGGGCAGCTGACGGCAGCGACCGAGAACTTCCTCGGCCAGCTCGATCGCGCCATCGGCCTGTCCAACGCGCTGGCCCGCGCGCTGTCAGCCGCCGCCCGCGCCGTGGACGGTGTCCGCCAGGGCGCGGGCCTGCTCAGCGAGGAGGAACGCTTCGCCGGCATGCGCCGCCAGGCCGAGGCGCTGGCGGCCCAGATCGCGCGGCTCGAAAGCCAGCAGGACGGTCGCGCCAGCCTCACCGCCCCGGTCCGCCGCGGCAGCATCCGTCCCGGCCTGGTCGGTGCGGCCGAGCAGCAGGCCGGGGTCGATCGCGCCGCCCGGTTGGAGGAGCTGCGCCGGCAATACACGGAGCTCCAGGCCGAGATCACCCGCGGCGAGCAGGCGGCCGGCGAGCGCCAGCGCAGCGAGCAGGAGAGTGCCGCCACCGCCGCGGCCGAGGCCCGGCGTCGTCGTGCGACGCAGGACGTCCAGGAGCTCACCCGCGACCTCGACGACCGCTTCCGGATCAACCGGGAGTATGAGGAGCGCGTCCGCCGGCTGCGCGAGGCCGAGGCCGCCGGCGGCGTCACCGCCGCCGAGCGCACCCGCCTCGAGACCCTCGCACTTCAGGAGCGTGACGAGGCGCTGCGTCGGCTGGAGCCGCGCGTCGCCGCCGTCCGCCGCGCCAGCAATGAGGGCGCACGGGAGGCCCGCGAGGCCGAGCGCGAACTGAACGGGCTGCTGCGCGAGCGCGAGCGGCTGATCCAGCAGAACGAGACCGCCTATGAGCGCTACCAGCGCCGCCTCGCCAGCCTGTCCAGCCTGGTCGAGCGGGCGGAACGGGCCGGCCGGGCGGTGCCCGATGAGACCATCCAGCGCGAGGCGGTCGCGGCGATGGAGGAGCTGGAACGGGCGGAGGAGAGTGTGCAGCGCGGCGCGGAACGCACCTCCGACGTGGTGCGGGAGCTGGGCCTGACCTTCTCCAGCGCCTTCGAGGACGCGATCGTCAAGGGCGAGAAGTTCTCCTCCGTGCTGGAGGGGTTGCTGCAGGACATCACGCGCATTCTCGCGCGAAAGGTCATCACCGAGCCGCTCGGCGATGCGGTCTCGGCCGGCCTGTCGAGCATGGGCGCCGGTAGCTGGCTCGATTCCATCGGAACAGCGATCGGTGGGCTGTTCCGCGCCGAGGGCGGGCCGGTCGCCGCCGGCCAGCCCTATGTCGTCGGCGAGCGCGGGCCGGAATGGTTCGTGCCGCGCCAGGCCGGCACAGTGCTGCCGAACGGCACCGCGCCGGGCGGCCCGACCATCCACACCAGCATCACCATTGATGCGCGCGGGGCCGATGCCGGCGTCGAGGCGCGGCTGCGGCTGCTCGCCGGCCAGATTGCCCGCCAAGCCTCGGCCATGACCCTGGACGCCATCCGCCGCGGTGGGGCGGCCTACGACACCGTGCGCGGATAGCGGGGAGGGCGAGCCATGACCGAATACGCCTGGCCCGCCGCGCTGCGGCCGTCGCGGCTGAGCTTCTACCTGCAGCACAACACGCTGCGCTTCGTCTCGCCGGTCAGTCGCGCCACCCAGGTGCTGCGCCGCGACGGGGCGCGGTGGATCGCCGAGGCCAGCTTTGATCCCCTCAACCGCATCCAGGCCGGCGTGCTGGAGGGGCTGCTCGCGGCGCTCGCTGGCTCGGCCAACACGGTCCGCATCTGGGACTGGCGGCGCGAGTACCGCACCGGCGATCCCCGCAGCCAGGGCGAGGTGCCCTCGGGGCCCTATTCCTTCTCGGACGCCACCATCTTCACCGATGGGACGGGGATGGTTGTGGGGAGCGGCACGCCGTCGCTGGCGGCCGGCGCGGCGCGCGGCGCTCTCTCCCTGCAAACGCAGGGCTGGTGGCCCAACGCCGTGGCGGTCGGGGCGGGGGACCATATCGGCCTCGCGGGGAGGCTCTACATGGCGACGGAACGTGTCGTGGCCTCCGGTACCGGCACGGCGACCATCCCGATCGCCCCGCCGCTGCGCGCCGCCGCCTCGCTGGCCGAGCCGCTGGTGCTGACCACGCCGACGGTGGCCATGCGCCTCGCCTCCGACGACGAGGGCGCCAACCCCACCCGGCCGGGGCGCTTCACCGCCATCACCATCCGCCTCGAGGAGGTGTTGCCATGACGGAGGGCATCACCGCTACGCCGCGGCTCTCGCCCCAGGCCGTCGCCGCAGCGACCGCGCCGGTCGCCACACCGGTGGTCCTGGTCGAACTCGACTTCGCCTCGGGCCCCATCCGCGCCTGGACCGGGCTCGGCCCGCTGAATTGGGCGGGGACAGTCTACGAGGGCATGGGGACCATCGGTGCGGTCTCCGACATCGAGGAGACCGCCGAGCTCCGCGCGGTGCGCATCACCCTCACGCTGTCGCCGGTGCCGCAGGAGGTGGTGGACATCGCGCTGGCCGAGCAGTCCTTCCGGCTGCGCCCGGCGCGGCTATGGGGCGCGCTGCTCGATGCCGAGGGCGCCTTCGTCGCCGACCCGTTTCCGCTCTGGGCCGGGCTAATGGACACCATGCAGGTGGTGGACGGGGCGGAACCGCGCATCTCACTCACCTGCGAGAGCAGGCTTGTCGACCTCGAGCGCGCCGAGGTGCGCCGCTACACCGATGCCGACCAGCAGGCCGAGTATCCGGGCGATCGCTTCTTCGAGTTCGTCCCCGCCCTGCAGGAGGCGGAGATTCGGCTGCCGGCCAGCTGATGGCCCGATTGCCGGACTGGCCTGCGCGGCTGGCAGCCCTGCTGGCCGCCGTCGAGACGCGCCCCTTCGATGCGCATCGCTGGAACTGCGGGCGGTTCGCTCTGGCCGCAGTGCAGGCCAGCACCGGTCGTCGACCAGGCTGGCGCAGCCTGCCCTCGCTGGAGGCGACGGCCGACAGCGCGGGCTTCCCGCGCATCCCGCCGAATTTCGCGCGGGCGGGGGATGTTGTCCTGGCGGGGGATCCGCCGCGGCTCGGCGTGGTGGTCGACGGCGGCCGTGCCGCCTTCGTCGGGTCCAAGGGCCTGCTCCGTGCCCCGCTCACCACTTGCACCACTGCCTGGAGGATTGGCTGATGCCGGCTGCAGTGCCGCTCATCGCTGTGGCCGCCGCCGGCATCGCCTCCGCCGCCGTCGGTGGCGGCATCATCGGTGCCGTGGTCGGCGCCGGCGCCGCCTTCATCGTCTCCGCCATCGGCCAGTCGGTCTTTCCCCAGAAGCAGAAAAAGCCAGCCAGCCTCAGCCCACAAGCGGCGGCGATCGCCGGCTTCGACGCCGGCCAGCCCGGCGCCGGCCGCACCCAGGCCTTCCGCCAGCCGGTCACCGAGCACCAGTTCGTCCTCGGCCGCTGCAAGGTCTCCGGCCCCATCGTCTTCCTGCATTCGGCGACCGACGATGAGGGCCGCGCGGACGGTTACTTCTACTCGGTCGTCGTGCTGGCCGCGCACCGCGTGCGCGCCATCGGCGAGGTCTTCCTCGGCGACAAGGTCGAGAGCGACGGCTCGCTCGCCGGGCTGGTCCGCATCGACCGCCATCTCGGCGATTCGGACCAGGCAGCCAACGCCAACCTCATCGCCGAGACCGCCGGGCAGTGGACCAGCGAGCATCGCGGCCGTGGCCGCGCCTATGTCGCGGTGCGGCTCAAGCTCACCGCCGAAGCGTTCCCCGCCGGCCCGCCCAACATCGCCGCCATCGTCGAAGGCGCCGACACCATCCTCGACCCACGCACCGGCAGTGTGGGCTGGTCCGACAATCCCGCCCTGCTGCTCGCCTGGTACCTCACCGCGCCCTTCGGCTGGCGCGCCTCCTGGTCCGACATCGACATCCCCGCGTTGATCGCCGCCGCCAACATCTGCGACGAACTGGTCGGCACTCGGGCCGGGGTCTACGAGCGCCGCTACACGGCCAACGGCGTACTGTCCCTCGCCGAGGGCAAGATCGCCATCACCCGCAAGCTCGCCGCCGCCATGGCGGGCGCGCTGGTGGTCTCCGGCGGGCGGTTCTTCATCCATGCCGGCGCGCCGGCGCTGCCCGCCGCGACGCTCACCTCGGACGACCTGCGCGGCGACGTCACCATCCAGGGCGCGCGGCCACGGCGGGATCTCTTCAACGGGGTGCGCGCCGTCTATGTCGAGCCCGCCGCCAACTGGCAGCCGACCGACGCCCCGCCGCTGCTGGCCAGCAACTACGTCGCCCAGGATGGCGGCGAGATGATCTACCGTGACCTCGAGTTCCCACTCACCACCTCGGTCAGCACCGTGCAGCGGCTGATGAAGGTCGAGCTGGAGCGCAACCGCCGCCAGCGCACCGTGGCCTTCCCCGCCAACCTCTCGGCGCTGCGGCTGCGGCCCTGGGAGGCAGCGATGGTGGCGCTCGACCGGCTGACGCCGTTCCCGGCGCGGGTCACCGCCTGGTCACTGGCGGCCGAGGGCGGTGTGGATCTCACCCTGGAGGAGGAGGACGCCGCGGTGTGGGACTGGAACCCGGCGGTCGATGAGCGCGCCACCGGCGCGAACCCCGCCGTGGTGCTGCCGAACCCGGGCGTCATCGCAGCACCCGCCAGCATCGCGGTGGAGACGCCACAGGCGACGGCCTTTGCCGTCCTGGCCGTGTCCTGGGCCGCGGTCGGCTCTTCCCATCTTGCCGGCTACCAGGTCGAGTTCCTGCCGGCCTCGGTGGCGGCCTGGCAGGGCTACGGCGGCTCCTTGGGTGCCACGGCGGCCGCCATCCCCACCGCCGAGCCGACCGGCTTCCGGGTGCGCGCGGTGGCGCGCAGCGGGGCAGTGTCGGGCTGGCGGCAGGCCCTCGTCCCCGCGGCGGTGGCGGCGCCCACGGCCACCGGCATCGTGGGCGGCATCCGTCTCTCGGGTGGGTTCCCGTCCGACGCGGTCCGTCTGCAGGTGTTCGAGGCGAGCACCAACAGCCTGGCCGCCGCCGTGAAGCTCGCGGCCGAACCGACCAGCCTCTTCTGGGACCGCACCGGCCTCACTGCCGGCGACACCCGCTGGTACTGGCTGCGCGCCGTCTCCGCCGAGGGCAACGTCTCGGCCCTGGCCGGGCCGGTCTCTGCCATCGCGCTCTGACCTGGAGCTTCCTCCATGCCCGCCCGCATCGATGACCTGCTGGTGCTCGACACCGCGGTCAGCAAGACCGATCTCGCCAAGTACCTGCGCGACCGCGAGACGGTGCTGCCCGCCGACTTCGGCGGTCTCGGCGATGGCGTCGCCGATGATCGTGCCGCGATCCAGGGCGCCTTCGATCGTGCCGCGGCGGATGGGAAGTTCGCCGTCATCCCGCCCGGCACCTGGAACGTCGCCGCCGGCGTGGTCCTCGGCGGCGGCGCCCGCGGCCTCATCATGCACGGGGTGCTTCGCTACACCGGCACCGCCCCGGCCACCGTCCTGACGCTCGGCGATGGCGGCGCCGTCCGCAACGGCGAGAAGCACTATGCCGGGCTGCAGGTCACCCGGCAGACCCAGTCCGACTGGCTCGACGAGGCCGATATCGGCATCCTGGTGCGCAACATCGACGCCTCCGTGGTCGAGCTGCGCCTGGTCTCGGGCTTCACCATCGGCATGCGGACGCTCGGCGACGGCCGCGGCGTCGAGGACAGTACCTTCCATCTCGGGCGCATCCTCAACAATAGGATCGGCCTCGACATCCGCTGCGCCACCGCGACCGCCTGGAACACCTCCATCCGCTACTATGGCGGCCACTTCGCGATCGCGACCGGGATCAATCCCTCGATCGACCGCTTCGGGATCCGGCTGTCCAAGGCGGACGGGGCCTACTCCAACCACAACCGGCACGTATTCGATGCGCCGAATTTCGAGCTGCGGCAGCTCGATCCCAACGTCGCCATCCCCTTCCTCAACGAGACCAGCGGCTCGGCCATCATCGGCCGGGCGCTGCGCATGGAGGCCTGCTCGCCGATCGTCGCTCGGCACACCGCCGCGGCGCAGGATTGCGAGTACGAGGTCGCCTGGTCCAACACCTACCAGGTCAGCATCGACTACACCGCGACCGCCACCCGCTGCGGCAACACCGTGCTCAACCGCCATCGGGCGCCCGCCTCGCGGCATCTGCGGCTGCTCGGGGCGGTGCCCAATGTCCGGGCCGCGGCCTTCCGCCACAGCGCGACCGAGATCGGCGTCGAGGGGCTGGCGGTGGTCGCCACCTCGACGACCAGCGCCACCACCCTCGCCGGCCTGTCCTTCAACGGGCTGGACGACATCACGCCGACCGCGCGAGGACTGTTGCTCGCCGCGCAGCGGGGGTTGGCCTTCGTGGTGGAGTGCGGGCAGGCGAAGGAGTTCGCGCTGGTCCATTCCCTCGTCGGCGGGGCGGATGGCGGACGGGTCTTCGTGCGTTGCTTCGATGCGGCGATGAACGTCCGCGAGAACGTCGCCGGTGACGCGCTGGCCTCGATCACCACGCTGCTGTGGAACATCCCGTCCAAGGCCTGGACCGGCGGTGCCGCCATGGCCGACGCCTCCCTGAACAAGCGCATGACGGTGCGGCTCGGGCCCGGCGTCGCCTTCGCGCAGATCGGCATCGTCGGCTTCGACGGGCAGATCGAGGTCGAGGCTGTCAGGCTATACGGCCTGCCGGAGGCCTCACCGGCGCTGCTCTGCGGCACGCCAATCCTGCCGGTCGGACAGCGGGAGTTTGCGGCGGAGGTAGCGTGGGATCTGCCCAACTGGGCGCCCGGCGCGACCAGCCTGCTCGATGTCACGGTCCCCGGCGCACGGCAGGGGGACCTTGCCCATGCGGCGCTCGCCTCGTCGACGCGCTTCGTCGAACTCGACGCCGCGGCTTGGTCCAACAACACCGTCCGCGTCATGGCCAGGAACATCTCGCCGGCCACCTTCGATCTCGGATCGGCGACGCTGTCAGTGCAGGTGACCAAGCGGCGCGCGCCGTGAGCCGGATGGCGGGTGCGGCGCCGTCGCCTCCGCACCCGCCTCCAACCATGCGGCGTCTCCAGCGGTCTCCTCGTTTCCGGGGCAACCTGCACTAAGCCCACCGATCCGCAATCTGCTAGACAACGTTCTCCCAAAACTGGGGTACGCCATTGGTGCGCATGCGCTTCAGGATCGGCCGCAACGGGATACCGCGGTTGTAGGTCCGTTGGCCGCGCCTGTCGCTTAGTGGCTCTGTGCCGTGGTGCAGGGCGGCGAGACGGAGATCAGAGGTAAACGCGGGTGATCCGGATGAGCCGGGCGTCGTATTCGCGTCGTAGCGCACACGTAGAGAGCGTGAATCGAAACCCAAGACGACGCCGGCAGCGATGCGTTGGGTACCCTCTTCCAAGTCCATTGTCTCCGCCGGATGCTGAACCACGTAGAGGATGTCTTGTGCCAGCAGCGGCGGCGGCTCGCCCGCGATGCGCAGCCAGCCTCGCTCGCTCCCGTTCGCGCCTGATGGGGCACGGCCAATTTCGCTGTCTAGCCTTACCAACGCGTAGTCAAGCTCCTCCTCGCTCGGCTCTCGCCCGCCCGCCTGCGTGTCGGATGGCGCGTGCGGCGCCTTGTCGACGCACCATCCCTCCGCGAGGCCCACGCTTGGACCACCTGCGCCCCCCTGTGTCGAGAGACGGTCGAAGCGGCAGACCACGGCGCCGCGCTCCAACTTACCCTGCGCAATCCGATCCACTACGTGATGGTTGGTCAGCATCAGGTCCGGGCCGACCAGGAAGCCAGTCCCGATCTGCGGATTCTCCTCCCTGTTGTCACGGAGGCCAATCCAGCAGACTGCGCGGGAGATGGCCTGCATCCGCTCGATGAGGGACTTCATGGGCAATAGTGGATGACGCCGGCGGACGAAGTCCTGCAACGCCCCGTCAGTCGGCGTAGCCAGGGGCGGAGGCGCAGGAGGCGGCGGTGGTAGCGGAACGAGGCCCAAGGAAGCCGCGACCTCCTTGAGCGGCACGGACAGCCGTGCGCCGGACATTGTAGCCCGCACAAACTGCTCTATCCATTCCTGCCCTTCGGCAAGCTGGATGGCTTGGCCGAACACCGTTCTTTTTCCGGCGAGCATGTTGATGTCGTCGGCAAGATTGACGCCAGTCTTGATCCAAATGGCACTCGAGAGGCTCTCGGACGTGAGATACGCGCCGAGGAGAGCTTTCAACAGCCTCTCACGTTCTTCGTCGCTCATCGACCTTTTCCCCGGCTATCGCCCCGCAATGCTTACTTCACACCTATGTCCACCGCATCGCTGCGGCTTGCTCGATCTCCCGACCGCCGCGCAGTGCCGGCACCGCTGCGAGCACATGTGCATAGTTCTGCAGAAGCCATTGGCCGCCCATGTGCAGCGCCAGGACGGGCAACCTGCCGTCCTCATCACTCTGCAGCATCGCTACCGGCGATCCCGAGTTGCCGCCAAGAGTCGTCGCGTCGTGTCCAAGAGCCCATGCCGGCTCGGCATCGCCCGCAACCGTTCCAAGGCGTCGATCTACGCGTCCGAGCGCTAGGCGCTTCACTTCGTATTGGAACCTGAAGATGCGTTCGAGCGCCGCGAGGACCTCTGGTTCAATACGGCCGTCTGCGGAGCGAGGCAGCCGCGATGGCTTGGCGGGATACCCGACGATAGCGAGGTCTCGCCGTCCCTGTGCGGCCCCACTGTTGGACACGAGGGGAAGGGGCAGCGGCAACGCCGCATTCTGCGCGTTCCGCTCATCTACTGTCAGCAGCGCGAGGTCGAGCTTGCGAAGGTCTACGGTCTCGCCGATTTGCGCAGGCCCCGCGAATGCGACCCCCGTGATGCGGAAGGCGAACCTCTCGTGAGCTCCGAGCTCCGCTTTGAAGTCAACTTCGACGCGTCCCGCGAATTCCCAGCCACCAGCCCCCGAGGGGTCGAGGACCAGCGCCTCCAGCACATGGCGGTTGGTCATCAGCAGGGCTGGCGCCACCAACAGGCCAGTGCCGGTGTGTTGGCCGTCGAGCTCGATCCGCCCGACCGAGCGGATCACCTCCGGGATGCGGGGCCCAGCGACCGCCAGCGCGTCGGCCCAGTACTCGTCGATCTCCGGGTCGTCCGGGTCGAAAGTGCCGTTCTGCACGAGAAGCGCGGGGCGGCCTTTGGTGCGCACTAGCGCCTCCAAGGCGAACACGTCACGGCCGTCGAGCCGCGCGCCCGTCGGGTCGCGCGTCGCCTTTTCCAGCGCCCGCTCGGCGTCGCCCAGCACCTGCTGGCGCAGGCGCAGCGTCTCCAGGTCGGGAGCGCCGACACCACGATCCCCGGCCGCGAAGCGGCGCTGCAGTCGATCCACCAGCTCTCGGATGGTGGGCCGCAACGCGCGAGCCGCCTCGGATGCAGCTTCGCCGGCGCTCACACTCTCCAGCGCGCTGCCGATGGCGCTGTGCCCAAGAATACGCAGATAGGCGGAGGCGGCACGGCCGCGCTCGTCCCGACGGTTGCTGGTGCCGGTGGAGCCGACAGCCGAAGAGATTTCTTCCATCGGATGGAAAGGTAGATCACATCGATCGCGATTTCGAAACGAAAAATGTTTGACACAGTATGTCGGTGCGTGTGGAATGCAGAAGAATTCGACCATTCATACCAGAATTGCGCTTGGGCGTGGCTAGGAAGTATTCGGTCTAGGGCCGAAGACTGAAATTTGCACGCAGCCGTGTATAGAGGTCCTCAGCATGGATACGAACGCGCGCGCAAAATCGCTGAGCTTCGAGGAAATTCTCGACATTGCGTGCGCCGATGAGGACGCTGCCATCGCATCCACGACCGCTCGCGCCGACGACGTAGCAGCCGAGGTAGAGCTAGCCCAGCTTGAGCGGCCCGCGCTGCCCGGCGCGCCGAGCGAGACACAGGTCTCGGCGTCCGCAGCCGCCTTAGTCATCGCGTTTGAGGTGACCAGCCAGTCCGTCTACGAACGGCGCTACCGCGCGCCCATCTGGCCCCACGGCGCCTCGGGCGTCACCATCGGGATCGGGTATGATCTCGGCTACGTGGACGCGGCGACCTTGGAGGAGGACTGGGGCGGCAGCCTCGAGCCGAGTGTGATCTCGCGCCTCGCGCGCGCCTGCGGCGTGAACGGCGAGGCAGCCCGCGATCTTGTTAAGGATTTCGCAGACATCTCGGTGCCATGGACTGAGGCGGAGCACGTATTTCGCACCAGGACGCTGCCGCTCTACACGGGTACCACCGAGCGGGCGCTGCCAAACACCAAATTGCTCAACGGCGACTGCCTCGGCGCCCTCGTCTCTCTCGTTTACAATCGCGGTACCTCCTTCCGGCGAGAGGGAGATCGCTTCCGCGAGATGCGGGCGATTCGCGATCACATGCAGAGCGAGAACTTCGCCGCAATCCCGGGCGAACTGCGCGCAATGCGGAGACTCTGGCAGGACGTCCCGAACATGGCGGGCCTGCTGCGGCGCCGCGAGGCTGAGGCGGCGCTGTTCGAGCGCGGACTGGAGACCATGTTTGCTCCTTCCGGCGTCAGGGCGAATGCGATTGCCGAGAAGGCGCCGCCCTTGCGGAGCATCGAAACCGCTGCGGCGGAGCGAGGGGGCGGCTGGTTATTGGGTTGGCTGCGGTCGGTGGTTGAGGAGCCTACGCGTGATCGGGTCTTCGCGGAGATCGGGCCGCCTGCAGGAAGGCCTGAAACGGGGGTGGAGATCGAGCCCGACACGAGCTACGTGGCCCTGCGGGTCCTCGCGGCCCGGATCGTCAACGCCCGCAGATGGACGAGCCGCTATCACGCTGCCGTGCATGCGCGCTGCGACATGATCTACGAGGGCGGAACTGGGCGAATCGAACGGCAGGCAGTGCTCGCGCCAGACGGCTTCCGAGATATCGATCCCGGTGGGCAGGGCAAGCTGCTGCAGATCGATCGGCCTGTTTTCGGCCCTGCGCCCTATAGGGGCGACCTGCGTCTGTCGCTAGGGCTGTTCTCTGTGAAGTCTAGTGATTTGGCAGGGCCCTACCTGACGCTATTAAGCCAACTGGCCGAGACGAGCGCTCTCGGCTTTCTCAAGGCAGCCGAAGCGTACGTCGCACCGCTACGTAGTGCGGCCGAGCTTCTTTTCGGCACGTCGGGCGCGGCAGATCTCGAGTGTGGTGTCGTTCGGGGCTTCAATCCGCTTAGGACCGGAGTTTGGGTATCGATGGGCGCGCCTCGGGAGCAGGTGCCGGAGCCTGGGAGGCTGCGCCTCGATCCAAGCGACTTCCGTTTGCTCTGGCCCGACGGCCGGGCAGTCGTTGATCATCCATATGTTGTGTTCTCAGTCGAGCGAGCATCTCAGCGCGAGGATTGGTTGGCGGTCCCAGATCTGCGCGATGCTTGGGAAGCGGTACGAACCGCGGTTCACGTGCGCGGTGATGGTACAGAGGCACGCGCTGCCCTTGCGGCGTTCCGGCGCGTGTGTTTGACGAGCCCTGACTTGATTGGAAGCGACGCCAAACGTCTGGTGCGCCGCGCCGAAGAGCGCTTCGCCTTCGCCACTCAGGGCGCTGGAAGTGGCGAGTTGGAAAGCCCGGCGCCACCAACACTGGCGCTGCGTCGCCTGGGATCGTTCGCAGACCTCGACCTATATGGCCGGCGTCGATGACTGAGCCATTCGAAGACTCTGAGGCGCTCGATGAAGCCACGCGCCTGGCTTTGTACAACGCCCTCATGGACAGTATTGAGAATCCGAAGCGCTTAGCCGTCGCCATATACTTCAGGACGAATTTTCGCCTCGAGGATGAGGTGAGGATTGATAACGCGAAGTCTGTAGTGATCGGCGACGTGATCAAACTCGCTGTCGGGCAGAGGTGGGTTAGTAAGCTTATCCTTGCAGCGCTTGATGCGGCTCCGGCTAGTCTGCCGATACAGTCCGTCGCGGGGAAGCTAAGGGTCTGCTGGACGCCAAGAGCCGTCGACAGCGAGCCTGAGGCGTCATCTTCCGACGCTGCCCGCCATCAGATCGACGGTAGCGCGAATCCGCCTCCAGCCCCGCCGGAGCGAAAGTGCTTGCTGCTGTTGGGTCACCCGACAGCCGGCGCTGCTTCAAAGCCAGTCAGCGAAGCTTCCGCTGAGCTCGAACGGATTGTGGCCGCCCGCGGGGTAAGCATCGATAAGACTGGTGACGGTTGGACCGCCATTGCGGATCCGAGCAGCCAGAGCCCTGCACTCACGTCGACTCAAGCGGCAAGGGCAATCGTTGTTCAGCCAGCAGCGGCACGAGAAGCGGTATCTTGGGCTCAGTCTGAAGCTATTGGGTTTCGCGACGATCTGTCTAGTGTGATCCAAAGTAGCGATAGAGGCACCGCGGCATGGCGGCCAAGCCGCTTTATTATCTGGGTTCCCAAGACGCTAGACCATCCGAAACTTGGCCCATGCCTTGGGCCGCGGGCCGACGGCTTGGAGTTCATCCACGCCGACCCAGGGGGAATGGCTAACCTCATTGAGCCCCAACCATCGACAGATAAGCCGCTCCTGACGATGGAAGAGAGTTATGACGATGGCTTCGTTCTCCGTGAATCGCTTCGGGAAAGGGTCGCGACAATCGTGCACGCTGCCATCTCTGTCTCACCCAGTCTGCAGTGGTGGGAGGGTGGTGCGATGCTCGCCAGCCAGATTAGGGCCAGAACTCCCCGGAGAGTTATCGTCGTAGCGCATGATTTGAACGTGAAACCGACGTCCGATCTTGTTAGTGAGCTGCGCAGCAAGCTCGCGGCGATCACCGACAAGATCCGCGCCGCCGATGCTACTGACCGTCAACCCCCAACGCGGATCTTTGGGGCCGGTCTCCTACATCTCACGCGCGATCACCATCCCTACAATGAATACGCGCGACCCACCGATTTGCCCGAATGGCGCTTCCTCCATCTCGAAGGAACGCCGGAGGCGATGATGCCCGTTGCGGATTATGAGCGTGGCTTTCAGAATCGTCTGAGAGCTTGGTGGTTCGGTAAGTCACCCTGATGAGCTCCTCGCCGCACCAAGAGGATCGGGCCGCGGGTGTTGCTGACCCAATGGCGCGCATGCTCGAGGCGTTTGACCGTCTTCAAAAAGGCGAATCGTTGCACGACGGAGGCGCACGATTGCCCCCGCGGCCCTATCCCGGGTTGCGCAGCTTTACACCAGCAGAAGGCGACGTCTTTTTCGGTCGCGAACGAATGCTGCGCTTGGTTCGGGAAGAACTCGCTGCGAAGCGCCTGCTTTTTGTCATTGGCGGATCGGGTTCGGGCAAGTCGTCGCTCGTCCGCGCTGGAATCATGCCGCGCCTGACCGGTGCCGACCGCATCCCGGGCCGAACAGGAAACTGGTATGCTGCCGAATTTCGGCCTCGAACAGCGCCGATGGAGGAACTGGCCACCAGCTTGGGGGATCTGATAGCCGAGGAGTTTCCGGATCAATCGGGCGGTCGAGATCTCGACGCCGCGCCGGAAGGTGATGCAAAGCAGCGCGCGAAGGCGGCTCGCGACAGATTTATGGCGAACTTCTGTGTAGAGTCGGGCGCGCGCGCTGACATCAGCCCGGCAAGACGCTTGCTGGACTTTGTACTGAACGAGTTGAATGAGCGGGATGCGAGACTAACGCGCGGCTTCCGCTCCGGCAGGCCCAATCTGCTGCTCGTTATTGACCAGTTCGAGGAGGTATTCCGACCGGAGGTTGAGCTACTGGGACCGGCCGGATCAAGATCCCTGCACGAGATGCTCGTTGAACTGCACGAGCATCTGGCCGTCGAAAACAGGACGCTGGGTGACAAAAGCCCGCGCGGTGCCGGCGGGCTCTACGTTATCGCGACGATGCGGAGCGAAGAGTACCATCGTATTGCCGATCATCCCGGCCTAGCCCGCGTTGCAAACAGCGGCAACTTCATGATCGACTTGTTCGATCCCGGAAGCGAGGCATCAGCATCCGCCGCGCAAGACAGCGACGACCTGCGAGCCGCGATTGTCAGTCCGGCTCGGCGAGTCATGGTTGGGTGGGGGCTCGGTAGTGAAGCGCAACATGGACAACAGGACTGGCCATTTGACCCGGACGCGGTAACTGAGCTGCTTGAAGCGGCTAGGCTGCTTTCGATGGGCATCGGACACAGGCCGGATGTGCTCCCGCTTTTGCAGCACGCGCTGCGCGTGTGGTGGGAAAAGGCCGTCGAAAGCTGGCGCGGAGCCGGTGCCGTGACCACTCCGCTCTTAGCCACCGCGATACTTCAAGGCGGTGGCACGGCCGGTGCTGAATCCGCGGTTGATCTCGTCGCCTGCTTGGAAAGCGGTGCGAATGAAGCCGCGCTCAAGGCCAAACATGCGTTTGTCCGAGTGCTTGGGTCCGACAAAGACGGCTCGACCGATGTACTAGCTGAGGCAGCTCTGCAGGCAATCTTCCGTGCGCTGGCCAGGGTGGATGATCGAGGTAACCTGGCGCGACGGTTCGCAGACTCAGCCGCGATCGCCGAATACTTGATCGCGGACCTGGAGGGGCGGCGCCTGGCGGTTCCGGAGGGATCGCGCATTCTCGCTGCGCTGGATGCCGCACTGAGGCAACTCAGCGACTACGGGTACATTGCGGGCGGAGAGTTGGTCGATGGCAGGCAGCGGCCTTGGGACATCTCTCACGAGGCTCTGCTGCGGAACTGGTCGCGGTGCCGCACTTGGCTCGCGGCGCCGATTGAGGCGGCGCGAGCGCTGGAGAGCATTGCGCAGCAGGCTCCCGCATTGCCACCCGACGCATCCCCGTCGGTATTGCGTTCGTCTGTGTCGAAATCCCTCATCTCAGCCCTCAAGACGGCCGTCGGGGATCGTCCAACCCTGCCGCAAGCCTGGACCGATCTGCAGCTTGAGGGGCTCCTGGCCCGTTCTGAAGTTGCTCGCTCATGGGGGGTCTCGCGTGCATCGCGCGACGATGTCGCTAATGTCCGAACGCGCATTGAGACAACAGTCAGGTCTGCGGAGGTGGCGCACCGACTGGCGGATGATGAAAAAGCGGCTAGCGAGGCACGCGCCGATTGGCAAAAGCGTCTGATCAAGCTCGGCAAGATAGCTGGCGCAGCACTCCTCCTCGCTGCCGGCTTCAGCGGGTATCAGTGGTTAGAGGCGCGAGGCGCACACAAACAAACGCAGCGCATTCTTGAAAATAGTGTCGCGTATGGCCTTACGACTGCGGCGGTGCCCGCGCGTGCAGGCGAGTGGCCGCCGGTGCTGCTGGCTTACGTTCTCCTCGGAGCGGACCTGCTGCACGACGATCGCTTTAGAAACATGTTCGAGTTCCGTGATTTGCCAGAGCGGCAGCGGATAGCACGAAGTGACTGGGATTGGGCTGCACGTTCAGTTCTCGGGTTTAGATACCGTCTGATCGGGGCCACGGAATTTGGCAATACCCGCACGCCGGAGAGAACAGGCCGCCTCTTCTGCGTTACGCCGAGTAAGGACGATAGCCCTGAAAATTGGGGGCAGGCAGTCGCTTCCCTACCGCTCCCAAGTTCGCAAGGAAGCCAGTATGCGGGCGTGCGACTCAGCCAAGAAAGCCTGCTGCTCGGAACACGCGTCCGCAGCGGCGAGTCATTTCAGGCCGCTCGAACGGATTTTGGCATCCTAGTCACGCAGCAAACCAGAGCATGCCTCTCAGAGAATGGCACGCTTTTAGTGGTCGCCCAACCAAACAACCCCAAACCTGAGCTATATGAGCTACAATGGACGCCGTGCCCCGGCCAGCGCGAGTGCGATAGTGATCAAAATGGCGGACAGCTACATGCACGCTTCATCCCGGTGATCGCGGGCGCGAACGCTGGTTGGGAGCCCCCGCAGGGCAGCTTTCCGTGTGCTGTTTCGGTCGCCTACTACAGTGTGCCTGCCGATCCGGAGTATGGCGCTATCTCGGCGGCCTCGGAAGCATCTCTGGTTAGAATTAGCTTCGACCCGCGCCTCGACGGTGTGCCTTGCGACATCGTTGGAGCCATGCGCTCAGCTTTGGACGCGCGGAGTGTAGAGCTGGCGCCGACTATGTGGAAAGCGATCGAGGAGGCGACCTCGTTCAACACTCAACAACCCTTCGACATAGGGGCGGTGCGGAGAATGCTGAGTGCACGCGGTGTCAGCCTGCCGGCCGCCGCTTGGGAAGTTTTAGAAGAGCTTTCGGCGCGACGTTTCATTCTGGAGTACTATCAGGGCGTTTTCGGCTTTCGATCCCCACAAGTCAGCCGAGCACAACCCGGCCGGCCAGCCCAGCCAAACTGCGGCCAACCCAGCACAGTGGAGCCTGGATCGGCTAATCCAAGGCGCACCTGCGAGGTGCGCATTCCGGACCGACTTGGCGGCGGTACAGCTAGGGCATTCGCGTATGTCGCGCCCGCTCCAGATAACCACCTGCGCATAGAATTGATACAGCCAGATGCTACGCGATTTTTCGTAGGCCTGTTACGCATACCGAGTGCTGATATTAATTATGCTTGGATTGATGAGCTTTCTGGCGACTTAATCGTTGAAGACAGCCGCTCTGGCCAATTGTGGCGGATCCTCGCAGATCAACGCGCCCTAGCCCGCCTCATGCGACTCAGAGCCTGCGACTCCCCGAATCAGGCCTTGCAATCACCTGCACTATTTGCTGGAATGCCGCCGAGGCGTGAACTGTGTCAGCGACTGGGGACCCCTAGTTCGCCGTCTCCACAGAGCCCGCCGTAGTTGGAGGGGTCCTCATGCTACCCATTGCAAGTGCGCTGCTTGTTGCGGGCCAATGCGTCTCGGGTGCTTCTGGCTTGTCTTCCGAGCCGGCGATCGCCAGATTGGATGCTATTCGCAGCGCCGTTCTCATCCGTGCGAGCGATCGGGCATTCGAGCCGCTCCGAGTTGGCGTGTGTGACACGCGCCCATTAATTTTGGGGCAATTCAGAAACGGCTGATTACCCCCCCCTCCCCCCCCCGAGATGGATGGACAAGTCTAGGACCCTGGCCGGCCAGCAGATCGAGCCGAGTGCGCATCTCGTCGGTGTGACGCGTTTGCTGGTGCTTCAGGGAACTCCCTTTTGCAATATCGACTGTACATACTGTTATCTGCCTGACCGACGTTCTACACGACGAATGTCGCTAGAGGTTGTAAGCGCCGCTATAGATTGGATTTATGAGTCGAGGCTTGCGGCGAACCCGCTTGAGGTTCTTTGGCATGCGGGTGAGCCGCTTACGATCCCCTTGGCGTGGTACCGCTCCGCGATTGACCTCGCCGACGCCAGGAAGCCTTCTGGCGCTCGCATCATTTATTCTCTTCAATCGAATGGGATGCTTTTAGATCAGGCTTGGTGCTCCTTCTTCAAGGAGAAGGCGATCAATTTAGGAATCAGTTTAGACGGTCCAGAATGGCTGCACGACGCGCACAGGAAAACTCGCGCTGGGAGAGGAACATACCGCCGCGTTGTGGATGCGGTTGCTGGGCTGCAGAGCCACAATGTTCCGTTCAAGGTTATTTGTGTGATTTCACGAGAATCGCTGCGCGCTCCCGAAGAAATCATCGATTTTTTTGGCGAATTAGGCGTGAAGATCCTGTGCCTAAACATCGAAGAGCGTGAAGGAGCTAATGAAACGTCTAGTATGGATTTCCCCGGAGCTCGTGCGCAGGTTTCTGAATTCTTTGACCGGGCTCTGAAAAGGGCACATCGATATCCGTGGCTAATTATACGCGAGCGAGATTCTCTGGTGTCTTGGCTTCATCACGAAGAATTTGGCTTGGTCCACGGCAATGAACAGAATTTGCCGCTGCGCATTCTCACTGTGGCGGATGATGGTTCTTTGTACACATTTTCTCCGGAACTAGCAGGCATGAAACATCCAACCCTTGGGAAATTGTCAATTGGTAATGTGCTAAGTTGCTCAGTGACCGACATAATACAGTCGCCACGGTATCTAGCAATGGCAGCAGAAGTAAAGGCCGGAGTTGACGCATGCAGTCGCTCTTGCCGGTATTTTCGCCTTTGTCGGGGCGGCGCACCCGCAAACAAAGTTGCTGAGCATGGGACTTTCAACGCGACAGAGACGCTTCATTGCGCGCTTTCTGAACAGACTGTCGCCGACGCGGTTCTGCGCGGACTCGAGATGTCGCTGAGTAGCACTCCGGAGACTTTGCTGTAGCCGGACTAGTCGGTTAGCGCGGTGCGCTAAGTTCTGCTCCGACGCGCGTACAGGCTCAGGCGCACACGGGTGGCCTTTGAGACAGGCGCGAACGGTATTTTCACCGGTCGGTTACCGTCTCCGCCAATCGCTCTGCCCCAGAGAGAGTTGTGTTCTCGGTTCCTATCGCTGCTCCATTCTTCTCTCTCACAACCTGTCTCTCCCACACGGTGCACCGCGCTGAGGCGCAGGTTTGGCCGTGGTTTGCGCGCGGACCTTGCTGGTTCGACGCCGAAACTACCGCCGAATTCAGGCCGGAGAGAGCGAAGAGTCTCCAAACCTTGAGGGTAGGCCGATTTGACCCTCAAGCTTAAACTATTGATATTAGGCGGCCTTTTCTCGGCGCGATCTTCAGAATTCAGTAACCCGATCGCCCCGCAATGCTTGCTTAGTGCAAACTGTTGATCCGACCCCAACCTTACAATCAACGAATTGCAGCACCGCCGCAGGTATTTCAGAGACCGGATCGACATGGACGACAAAGACCACGTCTTCGCCCGCTTCAAGGACGACAAGCCGGCGTCAGCTGATCGGCGAGAGACGCTGACCATCCCCCGACGCGCCGGCGCACCGGGAAGCAGGTCCGTTGAGGTGGTGCATGTGCGATCGGGCGGTGCTGTGAGAGACAGGCCGCAGCGCCAGGACCAGTATGTTCGCGCGGCCTCGTGGGACGGTGGCTTTCCGACGAAGCAGCCATCTCGGGCACCAATGCCGACCCTGCCGGAGGCTCCTGAAGCCGCAGAGCCGGTTACCCACGTCATGCCTGCCTGGGAGCCAGCGGCGACGGAGGCTGATGCGGCCCCGGTTGAGGAGCCTGTCGTCTCGGCACGTCGGGGCCGAGGGCGGCCTCGCAAGCATCCGGTTGGGGAGCCCGTGTCGGCACCGGCTGAGACAGCGCAAGTTGAAGAGCCTGCGACGCCGCGCTGGGGCCGCGGGCGGCCTCGGAAGTTGGTAGCGGCAACGGCCGGCGCAGCGCCCGCTGAGGAGCCTGTCGTCGAAGCAGGCCATGACCCAGGGCGGCCTCGCAAACAGCCGGCCAGCGCGCCGACAAGGCGCGTCGCTGACCCGTTCAACGCCTCCGACGACGGCGCGAACTGCATGCGCTGCGGCTACGCGATCGAGTCTGCGCGCGAGAAGCGTGGGATGATGACGTGCCTCTCTTGCGAGTAGGTCGCGCATCCAGACATTGGCTGGGAACTGCAGGTCCGCCTTGAACACCTTGGACATAAAGGCGGACCCCCCGCACAAACGGCTCCGAGGGTTCGGCTTCAAGTGCTTTAGTGCCAACGAGAGATCCACCGTAGTGGCCGCCACCGAGCCGCCAGCGGTTCCCCCGAAGAAGCCGTGACAGGTTTCCGATTGCACTATGCTCCTAGCGAGGCAAGATTGGGGAACCTCTAAAACAGGGACAACTTTGCAGATTTTTAAGATCATCCAGGTCGGGGACGTCCATTACACCGACTTAGAGAACACGACATCGCCGGTCGACAACAAGGATCCAGGCTTTCCCGGCGCCTTGTCCGCAGCAATCGGCACTACTCCACTACAGTCGATCTTTCGCGCTGTTGCGAGATGTATAGAGGAAGAAGGCCCCGAAGTGGTGGCCTTCATGGGTGATTTCACCAACCGCGGCGACACTCAAGGCTTGAATGACTGCCTCAACTATCTACGCGGGCTTTTCCCTACAAACTGGGGGCCTGGATCGGCACCGACATGTCAACTCCTCATCGGCAACCATGACGTTGACCGAAAGAAGGACCCGGAAACGGAAGACCGCTACCACGACATTAACGTGGCCATCCAGAACGCAGGTTTCCCGTGCGCCAGCGTCCTTCAACCCGAAGAGCTGGTTTTTGGCGAAGCGTCCGCGGCCGAGCTTCGCGTGTATGGCATCAACAGTTCCCGAGGGTGTGGTCAGGTGCGCCTCCTCGGCGGATTGCTGGCC